AACACATCGGGACGCAGGTCGTGGCGCGTCACTTGACCGCCGGTGACCTGCTCGATCGACAGGCATCGTTCGGCGGGCACCTTCCCGCGCTTGCGCCAGTCAGAGATCGAGGGCGAGCGGATCTTCAGAGCCGACGCGAGAGCATCCTGCGTACCCATCACTTCGCATGCTTTGTTGAGCGCGGCGTTTTTCATAGTGTTATTATTAGGGTATTCCTAATAATAAGTCAACAAGGCGAACCTAACAAAAAGTCGGGGATAATTTAGGCCATGCCTATTCATCCGCCAGCGCACGATCCGCAAGACTTTGCCTTGCGCTTAAAAGAGGCGATGACCGACGTCGGCCAGAACACTGGCCACGGCGCCGGAACGATTCTCGCCAAGCGTCATAAGGCCAGCACGGTCACCGCTAACGCGTGGCTCAACGGCACGCATATGCCGTCACCTGATCGCGTACGCGCTATGGCCGTCGACTACAGCGTACGGTTTGAATGGCTGTATTTCGGCCAGCAGCCCAAACGCGAAAACCCGCAGCACTCCGACGACGGCGCCCCTGTTCCACCGCTCGCTCTCACCCCGCGCGAGCTGGCCCTAGTGCGGAGCTACAGATCGGCGAATGAGGCCATGCAAGACCTAGTCGACAAGGCGTTAGAACCTGCGGCAAAGAACCGCGCAACCCGTAAAAAATAGCAGGTTGACCGTGTTTTATGGTTGAAACGGAAGTTTTTACGCGTCACTATCTGGCCCCTTCCAACAGGGTGGAACAGTGACCGTATGCACGAATCCGAAGATGCGCGACTAACGACCTACCGCCAAACACAGCCCAAGCCACCCCCTGGCCCAGCGGCTACCGACGTACCCGTACTCTCGCCGCGCGAGGTCGCCATGATCCTCAATTTTCGCGCCGCCGACGAAGTCACCCAGGCGCATGTGCGCACCCTTCTCCATGGCGCACCGGCGCCCATCGAAACACCGTGAAGCACCTTTCGGATCGCCGCCGCTCAGCGGGCTTGGGTCCAACAAGCGGGCACCGCTGGCGGCACGGTGGCGCTCGCCACGACGGCAAGCCATCCGACCTCCTGCGTCGTTTCATTGGTCATACCGACCGAAGTCTCGCACCGTAAACACGGCATAGCCTTCGTTTTACATCGAAGCATATTAGGTCGGACCTATTGACTGAAAGTTAGGTCGTACTTAATATTCCACTCCAGCCGCCCTACGCGGCTCTGGAGGGCACCATGATCGAGCGAGTCATTGCACACGAACCAGGCCGATTCACCCGCTGCCGCAACTGCAGCCAGGAGCCGCGCCACATCCGCGCCGCCGGACGCAGTAGCAAAGAGGCGGTGCAATTCATCGCCGCCGGCCAACGCCATACCCTCGAGTGCCGCTGCGGATCCCGCACCGCTCGCCACGAATCCCTCGGCGCCGCCGAACGCGAATGGGGTACCGATTACGCCCAGCTTTCACTGCCACTGCGCGCACCACGTCGCCGTCGCATCGGTGTCGCCGCATGAGCGCACAGCAGCTTCGCCAGTTGCAGGCCATCGGCAGCCATCAGCCAAAGCGCATCGGCCAACTTAAAGCCATCGAGCGTTCACAGGGCAACCCACCACCATCGCACCTGGTGTGGATCGCTCCACCGCGTAAGCGCCGATGGGTACGCATGGTCCTCGCCTTTCAGAGACTTATGGATTGCAGCGCCGAGGCCAGCTGGCGGCTGCATGACGGCGTGCCCGCCGTGTGGACATTGGTGGGCGTGATTGTGCTGACCGCCAGTGCTGCTGCAACCGTTTGCATCGCCGCCATGGCGTTCGGGTATCAGCCATGAACCAGAACCAGCCCAAACTCCCCCATGCATCCGCTGTCGGGAACCGTGCTGTTACCGAACTGATCATGCGCGGAGAAGTAAAACTCGCCAGAGAGTTGGCTGCCATCCATCGCGCCTACCTCACTCTGGTGCACGCGCTGCACGCTGAGAAGGAAGCACCTAACCAACGCCTGCAGGTCGCCGAGCGGCAAAAGCTGCATCAAGCGATGGACCTGCTGCGTGGTGGTGCCAAGCCATGACAGTCGCACTCACGCATCCAATGTTTTTTACAGGTGTGATGGTAAGCGCTCTCGCGCTGGTTTTGCACATCAGTATCCGCAACGAGGGCTGGCTTCCCATGTTCAGCCAGCTGCGCATCCGTCGCGCACTGATAGTTGGCTTGCTGGCATGGGGCCTAGCGGTACTGCTCACCCCTTAATGCAGAGCGCACTTGCCGAGACCCTAGACGCATGAGCAACAAAAACACCATCGAGGCCCGTAAGCATTCAGACGTCGTGGCCCGCATCACTGGGGAGCGCTTCTGCCACAGCGCCAACCACTGGACCAAATCGCCAACCACTCTGCGCAAGGGCCGACGAATCTGCCAACCCTGCCAGCTGCGCCTGAGCGCGCTGCAGAAGAAAAAATCCCGGAGTACCAACCCGTGAATGCTTCCGAACAAATGCACAAGCACGCCCAACTCGCCGTCCTGACAAGCATGAGCGCGCTCACCGCGATCGGCCACGTCGACCAGGCCCTGCTGAACGCCAGGCACGGCCGCATCGACAAGGCCGTTGTGCTCGATCTCGAAAAGGCCAAGGCCGCGCTGCAGCGTTCGATGCTGCACGCAGAGCAGACCCGCAGTCGTTTAGTTCGCAAGGCCAACACCTTGGATCAAGAAATGCGTGCCAACTCACGCGACACGGCGACGGAGGCCAGTGCAGGATGACCGCACACGCCGCCAACGATCCGACGATGAATCTGGAACAGGCCGCTGACTTTATGCACCTTGGTTACAAGGCCATGAAAGACCTGGTCGACAGCGGCGAAGTGCCCGCGCTGTCGCTCAATCAAAAGCTCACCATTCTGCTGCGCGAGGATCTGATTTCCTACGTGCGTGAACAGGGCCGCAAGCAAGCCGACAAGCGCAGGGCACGCAACCAACCGCCCAGCACAACCGTACCGGCGATAGCGCGCAGGCGCGGTGGCAAGCTGACCTTGCCCAACCTCGATGCTTACGAAGTCACCACATCTCCGCAGCGAGGTTAGATCCACGCAGATTCGCGTAGCGGGCCAGCTGGCTCATGCTCTTGTGTCCGGTGATTTTGGCGATTTGCATGTCAGACAGCTTCGTACGCTCAAATAACCGACTCGTGGCCTCATGCCGTAGGTCGTGAAAATGCAGGTCCACGCAGCCCGCCGCGCTGAATATCCGCGAGAACTGTCGCGACAGCAGCGACGATGCTTGCTTGATGCTCTTTCGATCGGTGGCTCCATCCCACCAAGGAAACAAGCGCTCGCTCGCGTCGCGATTTTTTAGCGCCAATTTGAGCCGTGCATGCAGCACTGTGGTGATTGGTACTTGGCGCTTGCTTCCATTCTTAGTTTTCTCGAGGAAGATGGTGCGCTTCTTAAGGTCGACTTGGCCCACCAACAGCGTGAACATTTCGCTCAGGCGCATCGCCGACTCGACCGACATGTCGAACAGAAGCACCAGTGAATCCTGGTGGTTTAATTCGAGCGCCCGCTGCCGGTCCCTTGGCTTGTCACCATTCATAATGCCGCGTATCGATTCTTCCTCGCCCTCCTCCAGGCGACGATCACGCAACGTGTCGGCTTTCTCTCGGCCCTCGATAACGGCGACCTCGGCAATATCCGCCGGCGTGTACGTCGCGTAACCTTTGGCTAGCGATCGCAACGGGTTAAAGGGCAGATCACCGTGTGCAGCCAGCCAGTCAAGGCAGCGCGCCAACGCGCCCACATGTTTGCGAATCGTCGATGGCGCCAGATTCTGCTGGCGTTTCATTGACGTGACCCAACCAGTTGCCCAAGTGAAAGTGATATTGGACAGCGAGACGTCTATCGGTAATCGCTGAAGCACGATGCGCAGTAGTCCCGCATCATCCGGTGCCGTGTGCTGATCTAAAAGATATCGCCGCACGCTGTCGCGCAGGCTCACCTGCACTTCGCGCTTCATGCCGAACTCCTCCGGCACTACATTGCGATCGAGCAACGCTTCGACCCGACGCACGTACTCGTCGCCCTCGGCCTCATCAGCAAAACTCACGTATAGCGGTTTGGGTAGCAAGCCTGCCCGTCTAATCGTGTAGTGCCAGGCACCATTCCTGAGTCGCTTCGTTGCCATGTAAAACTCGCGTCATCGGCTTTTACGGAAGATTACGCCAGTTTGCCACTCGAAGACGAGTGGCAAACGCCGGATTTTGGCCCTAAATCGCCGGATTGCGGGCAAAGAAAAAGGCGCCATAGGCGCCTAAGTCTTTGTTTGCAATGGAGGCCAAGGTCGGAATCGAACCGGCGTACGCGGCTTTGCAGGCCGCTGCATGACCACTCTGCCACCTGGCCATTGCTT